TTAGATCGTGTGTATGGTCTAATGAGGATACACGGATTCGATGAAACAGGTCATAAAAAGAAGAATACTTATGACTTTTGGATTGAAAGTGCGGAGCGTGTTGGTGATGCTCTTAAGTTTATGAAATGGAAGATAGCTGCATACTATGCAGCCAATAAGAATTATTCTTGTAATAGTTCCTATTGTTCTGAAAATTGTTGTTTATGTGAAAAACAAAATCTTCCTCCCTGCCCAAGTGAATTGGTAGGGTTCAATAAACCGCATTTGTTGGTTGGTGGAAAAGGGTACCGCTGGTTAGAGGTACTGAAACGTACAGACATCAAGATGTTTGAAAGTTTCAACTTAAGCATTCTTTTTAGTAAAAAAGGCATGCCTAGACCTGATCAACAGATGTTGGATGATATTGAGAAAAAGACTTTTAAGAAGTTAACTACCCGTCCTGATGATCAGAAAGATAAATTAGTACTAGACTTAAATTTTGAAGATAAGTATTCAAACATGATTCACATTGCTGGATTTAATAAATCTGCAATGAGTTGTAATGTGCCTGTATTTCTTACTCAACAAACTGCAAAAGAGCAGTTGGTGCGTACGGTACAGGAGATTTTTGTTGGAGAAACTTATACTGATGAAGATCGGTATGAACCATTCTTCCCTTCTACTTCTGCAAATTATAATTTGTCAAGAAGTAAAGGTGGTGCGATTGGTGCTATTCTTGCTGATAAGGACCTCATGAAGGGTCTGCACTCATCTGAAGAACTGATTTCTATAGAAACTGTTGGGAAATCCTGGAGGAGTATGCGCTTAGTTGTTAATGATTCTAAGTTGCGTGAGAGATGGGCGATACTGTACAATAGGATATTGGATAAAGTTGTAACCGAAGAAGTTAACGCTGAACTGCTAATTTTGCCTGAGGCATTAAAGGGTAGGGGGATCTCAAAAGGTCCTGCTTTGCATTACACTTTCTTAAAACCACTTCAGAAGAAGTTATGGTCGGTTGTTAAAAAACATCGTTGTTTTGAGTTGATAGGGAAACCTGTCGATGCATGGCACGTACAACAGCAAATGGGTAGTAAACTTAAAGAGATTGAAAAATTTCTTTCCGTTGACTATAGCGATGCTACCAATGAGATGTATAGTTGGGTGTCTGAATGTATAATGTATGAAATTGCAAAAGTTCTGTGTCTTTCAACTTTAGAGACAAGAGCTTGTATCATGGCATTAACCAGACACGTGATAGTAAGTAAATTATTTGATATTAATTTACCTCAGCAGAGAGGACAACTTATGGGATCTATAATCTCTTTTCCTCTGTTGTGTATTGCCAATGCTGCTGTTTGTCGGTGGGCTAAGGAGATAGAATGTAAACGTTCGATTCTTCTGAAGAACCTCCCGCTCAGTATCAACGGCGATGATGCTATTATCCGTTGTAATGAAATTGGAAAGGAAGCATGGTCGATTATTTCGACTTATTGTGGACTTTCGCCTAGTGTTGGAAAAGTATATTTTTCCAAATACTTCCTTAATATCAATAGTACAACCTATAACTATCATAGTGTAGGCTGGGAAGGTCATCGTATGATGAATTCCAAGAATGAGTATGTCAATAGAATACTACATTTTGAACTAGTGAAGTATGTAAATCTGGGTCTGTTATATAATCTACAAAGAAGTGGCACAAGTGCTACTTCCGGAGGATTATTCAGCGTTGGTAAGTCAGAAGAAACTTTAACAAGCATTGGCGCACGCGCTCGTGATTTGATAAAGATGACTCCAACATTTCTTCAAGAAAAGGTGTTATCTGATTTTATTCATTTAAATGAGGATGCATTAAAGTCATACTCTTTACCTTGGTTTATTCCTGAGGAACTTGGGGGCATTGGACTGCCTTGTATTGGTAGATGGCAAGCGAATAGCTTTGACCTGAGAGTAGCCAGGAAGTGTTATGAACACCCTGAATTATTCCCTATCATTACTAAACCTGTTTCTGTCCAATGGAAGGTGTGGAAATACGCCATGGCTCGTATGGAGAAGGTGCCAACTTCAACGACCATTTCTGCATATTATATGGGTGCTAATCAATTAAGTGTTGATAGATTAGCTGGTTTGTTTTGTATAGAATCACTATTTAGATTGTCAATTAATGATCTATTAGATGAAAGTCCAGTTTCTGCAATGAAACACTACTACAGAAAACTCTCCCGGCGCTGGCAAAAGGCGCAATATGATACTCAGGTTCTTTTACCTGAGCCTTTCAATCCTGAAAGATATCCTACTTTCTACGGTTTAAATAAACTTGAAGTTGCCTTACGTGTTAATTTGTAAGTGTGACTTCCTCTTTCGAGTGTGGATAATTTATTTATATTTATTATATGACTGACAATTAGTTAATAATGACTAATTTGAAATACAGTAACAGTTCTGGTAACCTTTGGTTCAACAGAATGACAAGTGTAACGGGCATTTACCCTTTATGTTTCTCCTGGTCAGTAGCGCTAATGATTGCAATAAGCGGTATTCTTTATATTGCATTGATTGTATATCACGTTTCTATAAACGACTAAGTTAGGTTTACAAACCTTAGTTCTTTATTGATATACCTGGTATTACTTTCTTTGTTTATAAGAGTATAGCTTGCATTAGTAAAGTGCAAAAGTTATAATTATTATAGGTAGAATATCCATACTCTCAAGGGTCTCACAATACCCGTTGGGGGCAGTAGGAACTGCTCCTGGTTTTGGC